GATAATGCCGATAATCAGCCCGATACAATCCACCCCACCCTTGCCACGTTCGGATTTCTTGAGCCGTCCCTGATGGTGATAATGCGTGCCAAGCCATGTTCTGGCCTGCGCTGCGATCTGTTCTGGTTTAATATTAGGCATGTTACTCATTCCTATTTGTTTTGTCTAAAGTGCCTGCGGTGGTGAGGAGTTTATCAACGCCGGGAACGTCTGGTTCACCACGGAAATTGATGATGTTAGTAAATTTGCTCTGGCAGATTTCGCGGGTCTTATCGCATCCAGCGATTATGTCGAAACCATCACCCACCTGAATGCTCTTGCCCATTGCCAACGCCAGCACCACCTGTGTGCTTGCAAATTCTTTCACCTCCATCCGGCGACCATCGTTGTTGCCCGATGTCCACGCCACTTCGCCGCCTGTGTACCAACCAGCAGCTTCCGTTAAAACGGTTGCTTTGAAGGTCTGGTTATTGGTAATTTCGGTGACGGTTGCAGACACGGTAAAACCAGCCAGAGCCACCTTGCATCGGCTATCGCCTAAAATTGCTCTGCAGGAGGGAGAGAAAACCTCGCCGATGGTCTGGCTCAGATGCTGCGTTAATCCGCGCACCTCTGCCTGAAACATCTGCTGGTTAATCGTGACCTCACCAAGATGACCACGCTTGACCACCATTTTGCCTTGCGTGAGATCTTCGTAATTGACCACGAATATTTCAATCTCAGCATGGTCATACAGCCCAGCCAGCAGCTCTTCCTCGGTAATCTTGGATGCAAAAGTTTGGCCTTCCACATCGAGATTATCTACGCTCATATTGGATTTATTTTCCACCGTAGTGGGCGTAAACCCTGCAATGGAATCATAATCAACGCTGTCAAAAGTGATCGGCTGATCATGATCGGTAAAGCCTAGCTCCATGCCATCGGCGCGGGTGATATGCCAGCAAGTCGCAAGCGTAGTAAGACCGCCAGCAAAATGTGCTTCTAATTGTGGAGAGATAATTCTCATATCCGCACCTCAATCAGTGGGATGCTGCTCCAGTTGCCAGCGTCAAAACTATCCATAGAGATAGCCATTTCATCCGTATCAAAACGTACAGGCACATCAAATTCAAAGTCAGCGCTGATTACTTCGCCACCAGCCGGGGCAGTATCAAACGTCACAATGCCTGTAGTCGTATCAACCGTCACACCGCTTGCCTGCAGCACCGCATCCACATAAATATCAACCGTACCAGCGACTGGCTTGGTGATGTCGCGGGAAACGGCAACAGAACCACTGGTATAGAGCTTCACCAACTGAAAATCGGTGGTGCTGTCATCACCTGTGCCAATCCCCGCATTTTCGGCGCTATAGTCGCTCCAGTCTTTGAATCGGAATCCCACCGCCTTGCCACGCCGCGCACGGAAAAATGCAATCAACGCCTGCCACTGCGTTTCAGTTTTTACACCTGAAGCCACGTTATATTTGGCGAGGGATTGCGACCACTTGCTGTTACGTTGCTCATAGCCGGAAACGGTAGCCACCACATCTGTCAAAAACATAGGGCCACCATTTGCGCCATAGCTGATATCGCTTGGAAATTGCACTTCTTCAAAACTCATAGGTTCCTCCTTGCCCGATCAATCGACCGCGCCATGTCTGCTGCTATTTGGCTTTGTGATTGCCGGAAACTCTGCACATCCGGAGTTTGCACATTCATATTGATGGTAACAGGTGATCCACCTGTTCCATTTGGCATGATGTTAAGTGGAGAGCTGCCAGCAAATGCCAGCTCTGGGCCACGCTCACCCACTACGCCAAATTGACCGGGTTTGAGCTTTCCACCATCAGCAAAAAAGCCTCCGAAGAGGCTTGCTGCACCAGAAATTAATCCACCAATTCCACCGCCGCCGCCAGAACCGCCACCACCGAATAAGCCACCTAAACCACCAAATATCTGGCCAATGATGCCACCTTCACCTGTGATGCCTAAATCCTTCAGAGCAAATTGTAGCAATGAACGATTTAGATCGGAGAGGAAGCCTTTGGCAAAATCACCGAAGCTGTCAAAGCGACCATTGATACCATCAAGGGAATCGGCAATTGTGCCCTCCATGGTTTCACCCAGATCACCAAATTTATCACCAATCACATCGCCGACTTTTTCGCTGGATTTCTTCAGTTTCTCCTGTGCCTGCTCAGTGGCTCGTCCGAAGGTTTCCTGATTGATGTGGCCCTCGACGAGCAGCTTATTGAGCTTCTCCATCTCCTTGTTGTAATTCTCCAGCGGTGTACGTGTGGCATCGATGATGCGCTGCGCTTCCGACTGCAGTTTGGTAAATTTCTCAGTTTGTTTGTTAGTTTCTTCGGTGTTTTCTGGCGTAGCTGTTTCTTCAAACAGGCTGTCCAATGAGGCGTTCTTCTTTTCCCGCGCTTCAATTATTTTCATTGCTGCGCCTTGAATTTCAGCATCAATGGCTGCATTGAAGTCTTTTGCTTCAGTCAGTGCTTTATCGAAGGCATTACCCATCGCATCGAGCAATCCGGTTTCCAACGCAGCGCGGGTATTTTCAAATGACACACCTCCCAGTGGGTCTTCCACAAAGGCAGCGAGGTCTTTACCCAGCGCTTCAAACCGAGCCGTGATAGTTTCACCAAAAGCATTGAAGGCATCACCAACGCCTTTAAACACGGCAATAAAGAGATTCCCAAATTTGATTACCTCGCCAATAATGGCTTTGAAACCCAATCGGAACGGCTCAATCGAATTAGTGATCTGCTCTACCAGCCATTTAATGCCGTTAGCAATGCCCGTGAGTATTGCGGTTAAACCAGCGTCACCAATGGCTTTCACCAGCTTGGAGAACCCATCCCCCATATTTGACAGGGCAACATTGAGCGTATCGGCTTGCTCCTCCATTGCTCCGGCAAATTGCACATCACCAATGCCTTTTAGAAATGCCTCGATCTCCTTGGCGTTTTTACCTACCGTGGTGCTGACACCTTGGAAGGTAAATGTTACCTGATCACCTTGGCTCTTGGCTTTGATGCCAAATTCCTTCAAACGCTCAAATTCTCCAGTCGCAGCATCCGCCACCGCTTCGATCATCTGATTCAGGCTTTTGCCCATGGCGGTGGCCGTATTACCATAAGAGGTCAGCGCCTCTGCCGAGGGTGTTAGGCCAAGAGCTTTCAGTTTGATGAATGCGTCCGTTACTTCCTCTAATTGAAACGGAGTTGTGGCGGCAAAATCCTGAATGAAACCAAATGCCACCGCTGCTTTATCGGCAGAACCAGTGATGGTACGCAAGCTCGCTTCCAGCTTTTCAAACTTGGTGATGGTATCCACCACCTGTTTGCCAACAAACGCGGTGGCCATGAGTCCGCCGATGCGTTGCAGGCCGCGTCCCATCTTGCTAAAACGCCGATCCATATTATCAACGCCCTGATTAATCTGGGCAAAGGACTTCTGCGTTTTATTGATGGCACGGATGGTAAATTTTGCTTCAGCGAACCTTGCCATGATTTTTACTCATTTGCTCTTGTTGGATTTCAAAAAATGCGACCCATTCCGTAAATTGCCGTGTGTCCATCGCTTCTATTTCAGAGAGAGGGCGGCAAAGACGGCAGGCCAGTGCTAACTGGTTTCTGCGGAATGAGTCTCTTCGGAGTTTCCCTTGTATGTCTCCAGACCACCGAAGAAATGCTCTTCTATCTTTTCGGCGATACGAGAAACCACGCGGTAGTCGGCTTCTTGCATTAACTTGTCACGGTCGGTGATGGTAAAGAGGCGCTTGCCATCTTTATCCTTTGCTTTGACCACGATAATGTTGGCGGCTTGTTCGATGTTGCTTGCTTTTTTGCTAGCGATTTTCCCCATCATGTTGACTTCAGACATAGTCATCGGAAGCACATGCATTTCCAATGGCCCATTGTCATCACCCCATTCAGGAACGGATATCACTAGCCTTTCTTGCGCTGCGTAATGAGCAGTAGCACGATTAATAACACTCATAAGTTTCTCCTTTTGCCCCGCTGCGCTTCTGCCTTTGGCAGAATGCTCACATGGGCTGTTCACTTTGTTCACGCTCAGGGCTGTCTCCCTTACGCGACGGTTGATTCGGTTAGCGCACCTGTGCCTGTGAAGCTGAATGAAGCCTCAACAATGCCGTCAAACGATGCGTTGTAGGAAATGGAGGTGATGATTGCATCGCCTGTCCAGTAAGTGTCACCGCTGGTATCGCCTTCGGGATAGAGATTGAGCGTGACTGTTGCTCCAGCCGATAATGCGCCTTGTCCGAGCGTGTCAGTTTCATCCCAGAAACCATCAAAACTGCCAGACCAGCCCTTAATGGTGGCTTGGTTTTTACGCCATGACGTGCCTATGATTGATGCGTCTACGGTGTCGGATGTTACCTCCAACGACCATGATTTGATTTCTGCGACTTGGTTCGATCCGACAAAGACCTTTCCTTCGCTGCCTGCATGTGTAGCCATAATAATTCTCCTAGTTTGGTTGGTTAAATAAGTATATCGGGGGTGGTTTCCTTGACCGTGTACAGCACTGAAAATGTCAGCACTGCTACGGCAATCGGCTTTTCTCCATCGTCAGAGAATTGCGTTTCAGTGGTATCGAGCGCGGTGTCTTTGACCAGACCGCTGAGACTCGGATCAGCGGCAATCAACTGCTCAACCTCCAGCGCCAGCGTGTCGGTATCTTCATCCACATTGCCACGAGATTTGACGTAGGCTTCCACCGTCACCATCAACTCACGATGTTGCGTGCGTGGGCGGGACATAGATTGCTCACCCACCGTTTCCATCTTGGTGTAAATCAGTAATGCTGGGAGCTTTGGTTCATCAATCGCATAAACGCGGGACTCAAAGACGTTATTGCCAGCATTGGTATTTCCTTTCAGCAGGGCTGTCACCGCATTGCGGATTTGTGTTCTTGCGTGGCTCATAACTGCTCCAATGTTAATTCTGTGATGCCCTCACTATCAGGGCGGGTAACGGCGACCTCGTAATCTTGAGCATCAATAGTGAATTGATCGCCCACCTGTATTTCTGGGATATCGATGGTACGCACCGAAAGCATTGGACTGCTCACCACCACATCTACCGTTTCTCCACCTGTCAGCTCGGTAAATGCCTGCAGCATACCGGATATGACACGAGGCACACCACCATCGGGAGTGTAAGTAACCTCGCGCCCATCCAACGCCTGCAGGAGCGCGAGATCACGCTCCTGCATATCATCGATAAAGGCCATAATTATAGACCCACATTTAAGAGTATTTTGACATTGGCATCACCGGACGCAGCAGCTTCAGCCGCCACACCAACGATGGTATTGCCCGATGCAGTAGTGGTCAGGTTGCTATTGGATGTGTTCCAATAGAGTTTCTGACCTTGCGTCACTGCACCACTGGCTTTGACCACGCTAAACACACCAGAAACATGTGCAGCGCCTGTTTTACCATCAGCGATATCGGTTTTTGCAACACCGCCAATTGCTCCGATAAGCAAAAAGTCACCGGATGCAACATCTGCACCGGAGGGCGTATAGTTGAGGGCTTTTCCCTCTTGAACATAGTTAGTAGCCATAATATTTCTCCTTGTAATTAGGCATTAAAAAAGCGGCCTGAAGCCGCTGTGTGGTTAGATTGATTGAAATTAAGGTTTAAGCGCCGGGGTTTTTGTACATGGTACGGAATTCAAGAGGCGCTGCCGCCGCATCAATCCGTACTTTGTATTCCACGCCATCAATCGTCCAGCCATCTTGCTGGTCGAGGAATGGAGCCGCAACACCATCGAGATAACCCACCTCAATCGTATCAAACACACCCGCATCAGCCAGCAAATACCATGCTGTGAGCGAAGCGGCATCCAACCGTGCATCCACCATCACTTCCGCAGCATTACGCACTGGATTTGGCTTCTTGCTGTTAGCCTGAGATGGGTCGGTTTCAGAGGCCATCAACACTCGCGCCGTATCTTCCAATGCAGCTGGCACAAGCAAGAATGATGGACGAATATTAAGCGTTGCCTCACCATCTTTTTGTGTCCGCATCACTTTACGACCTGTTCCCACCGTTGCTGCTGTTGGAGCAGCGCCAGAACCAGCTAAATTACTGTGATCAGCATGGAAAAGCGCCGTGCCATCCGCCATCGCTGGGTTACCATTGATAACAGCAAATACCAGATCACCAACAGTACGTGCCGCAGCGCGACCCATCTTGCGAGGGATTTCAGTAAATGCCGAAAGGTCATCATTGATAATGGCTTGGCGCGAAATGCTGAACAGCTTGCCATAAGTCGCCAACTGAATCGGTTCTGCGCGTTCACCAAAGCTGCCATGCTTGTATTCACCGCTTTCAGGGATTTCATCCAGCGAATCAAACGTGCCAAGCCCAACACGGCTGTGCTGTTTGAAATCAGACAAATTGCCAGCACGAGTAAACTGAGGGAAGACTTCCTCCGACTCATCATATCCGCGCAACATGGCTTTGCGTGCATTGTTTTCCAAAATCTTCGGAAAATCACTGGTGGAATGCGTAAAGGCACGTCCCACCATCTCACGTTTATCCATGTGATCGGTACGAACTCCCTGCAGCTCCAGCGATTTACGCGCCATTTCTAGTAGAGTAAATCCAACCAGCTCAGTTGGTTTCACATCCGCACCGGCAATACCCGCACGATAGGCAATCGCATCTTCTGCAGCGCGGCTGAATTTATCCAGCTCAGAATCGCCCATTTCAATACGCGCACCGTTGGTGGCTGGCTATTCCTTGCTACCGATAGCATCCAGTAACAATTTGCGTGCTTCGTTGCTATCTATGGCGGGGTCATCCAAGCATTGATCACGCACCGCGCTATGATCATCGTGGCCATCAAACAGGCTGCGAATTTCAGTGCGGCGTTCTTTCTCGGCTTCCAGTGCGCGTGTTGCACCTTCACCTTCTGCCGTTTTGCGTAAAGAATCGATATCAATATCATCCTCTTTGCGCTCTGACGTTTCTACTTTCTTTGGGGGCATAATAATCTCCTTTTGGTTGGGTTGGGGTTGAGTGCGGAGGGTTTCTTCCTCCATTTTCCTGCCAACCCCAACAGTGGAATCGGCGGGAATATCGACCAGAGAAATTTCCATCGGTGTCCAGCTGGTCACACGATATGTATCGGGCATTTCCTGATGTTCTTCTTCGAGCTTTCGCTCATTAATTTTGTATGAAACCGAAACGTTGCGTAGGATGCCGTCTTTCACATCCTGCCAGATTCCAGCCACTTCATCTCGCTTGCTCAAGCGCACTTCTGCATAACCTCGACCATTTTCCAGCCATGCTCGCTCCACTACGCCGATGCGATTTTCTCTCTCACTACGATCATGATTATAAAGTAGCGGTGCAGAGCTATTGAGGCGTTCTAGATCGACTTCCGACTTTTCATGTCCCAGCACCTCAATCCACGGCTCACTAAAAAAACTATTTCTTGCAACAGGTTCTTCTGAAGAAAAAGAAAGCCGCACTAGGCGGCTGTTTTCATCAATGATAGATTCGCGGGTTAGATCAATCGTCCTTGTCAGTAGTTTCGGGTTCAGACTCTCCGGCTGGTTTTTCTTCGTTTTCTTGCTCATTGGATTCTCCTTGGGTTTCGTTGGTTGATTGGTTGGATGCGGCAAGATTGCCAGTAGTAAAAGTAAGCCCGGCTTCTTCGTCCTGCTCACGTTCCTGCTTGATTTGATCGTAGGTGTTTTGTGGATTGCCACCGCGCTCACGGATGCTTTGAGAGCGTGCTTTAAGCCCTGCGGCAATCGCTTTTTCCTCAGCAACCACTTCTTTCTGTGGGTCAATCCATGGCATCACTGGCCCTTGGAACGTAGCTTTTTTCAATGTGAGTGGATTGATTTCACCTTTTGGTATTTTGAGCTGTCCGGATAGAACCGCCATTTCCACAAATCGCTCCCAAATGGGGCGCACGCAGCGCTCGGTGAAATATTCTCGCAACACTGCATAATGCACTGACTGCTCCACCAGTTCTTGGCGCTGCGAGGAGTAAGTGCCGCGATAATCCTTGGCAATGGATGAATAGCCAGTGGACGTTCCAGCCGCCACCGCACGCAATTGACCATTTCGGAATTGCTCCAGCATGGCATTGGGACGGTTGCTGTCGATCATTCCAACTTCTTCACCGGGAAGCAGATTGTCAAAAATCATACCCGGCTGCATTTTCATCAGGCGATTGCCAGCGTTATCAACCTGTACGCCGGAGGATGGGCCATCAAGTGATTTACGCACATAAGCACAAATGCTGGCTGCAACTTTTGCCGCCAGCCGTTCAGACAGCTCATAATCCTTGATATCCTCCATACGAGTTAAAACAGATGCAAAGATCGATATGCCGCGTGTTTGGCTAATGCGCTTGGCAATTTTCAGGTGGATAATCTTTTCTGCAGCAAAGCCTTTAGTGTCCTGCCTTGTGACCAGCGTGTGCATATCACCGGGATGCTCTTTGTACAGATAGTACGCACGCGGTTTACGCCATGCGTTCTTTTCTACGCCATGGATGATGCGCTTTTTCTTATCATTCAGCTCAAAGGGCAGAAAATCCGCTTCGATCATCTCCAGCGAATAGGGAACGAGCGTCCCGTGATCAATTGAATTACTGGTGCCTTCAATATGCTTTACCAGCACCTCACCATCACGAAACCAATGCCGCGCCAGCAAGCGCAACATGTGATTCCAGTGATGTTCCCATGTGACTTCAGGAAAGCGTGTCCATTCTTCCCATAATTCTATTAGTTGATCGTTAATTGGTTTTGCCAGCTCACCGCTTTTTAGCTTCACTTGCGGTTCAACATTGATTCCTTTGCCCACCACATTATTAACCAAGCAATCCAGAACACCACCAGCTAGATCATGGTTTTCATCCAAGTGCCGCGCCTGCAAGCGCAAAGATTCCCCAGCACGTTCTACTATTGCGTCACCAGAACCGGGGTCAGTTTTGGTTTTCCGCAAGCGGGAGGGCTGGGCTGCTTCATAGGCACGTTGGGCTTTCAAGACTTTACGTGCGGTATCTCGGCGCAAAGCTGCTTCCGGCGATATCGCCTCTATGGTTTTATCAATAAAATTAGACATCTGAAAAATCCGCCAATGCTGCTTGTTGATTTTGGTTTGCTGATTGGAGAGTGGCAACGCGCCGCTCCCAATATTGAATCTGCTCTCTGATTTCCTTGGAATTAGCGAGTGTCAGGCTGCGCCCATTCATCGTGTAACTCTGGCCTTTCGCCACCGCTAAATCTGCCGCAAGCCATGCATCAAATGCCGCCTGCGCCTGTGTTAATGTTAGTGCCATAGGTTTCTCCTAGTTAAAATTCCAGTCTTCGTAGCCAAGCCACTCATTGGCCTGTCCGGGTTCAGGTTGTTGTTCTGCTTTGTGTTTCAGTCGTTCGCGTTCTTGCTCTTGCGCCAGCGCATCAAGGTTCGGATTGAAAATGTGCAACGCCGCCAAGCCGTAGACGCGGCAATCCAGCGCTTCATTGCGCTTGCCTTTTTTCAGCACCCACACGCGTGCGGGATGGCCGTTAACAAACTTGGTCTGAATGCGCTCGGCGGTTAGCTGCTTGAAATATTCCTCCGGATAATCCGAGGGGAAATGACAATAGCCAGCTCCCGGCGTATGAATTTTCAGCCGCGAGTAGATCATCTGTTTTGCCGTATCAGTGCCGATGCTAAACAGCTTCACCCGCAATTTATTGTTTCGGCTGAACTTGCTCACCAGAGGTTTACCAATTTGTGATGCACCTTTTATTGCGTACACACGCTGGTATTCTCGATTTTTGCAATATTCATAAACCGTCTGCGTATGGTGACCGCCTGAATCCACACAGGATGCCGCCACCGATAAGGTACGCCCATCGCTTGTGTTTATGGTCTGCCGTAGCACATTGTCTAAATCACCCCACACTTTGCTTTGCGCCGGGTCGCCATGCAGAACATGATATTGCAAAGACCAACTTTCCTGCGCCAATCCCCAACCTATGATTTCCAGTTCTAACCGATCATCCTGCACATCCACACCAGCTGTGACCACCACCACACCAACAGGCGCGACGCGTCCCCAATTTTCCTTGCGTCCCAGCAAGCCTGCAGGGTCGATGCCCTCGGTTGCTTCCTTCCATGTTTCGCCGAGCGATGTATTAATCCATACTTTCAATGTTTCGGGCAGACGCTTGGCTTTGAAGAAGTTTTCCACCATCTCTTCCCACTTTACCCATGGGCTATAGAGTTCCGAAATGTGGAATCCTGCAATGCCATTAAACGCAGCTTCAGATACCCAACCACCATGGGATAACATCCATATTTTGTCGCTCTCATGCAGATGAAATTTGCAATGTTCGCATTCATAATAGGTCGTTTTTGGTTGCCGTTTTTCAAACTTGATCTGTCCCCACACCAACACCTGCGTTGCGCCACATTCAGGGCAAGGCACATAGAATTTACGCTGATCACTCTGCTCATAACGCGCTGCAATCTTGCTCTCACCCTCATTGGTCGGGGTGGAAGCCGTAGCCAGCAGCCGATTCCAAAATGTCGTTGTCCGCTTATACGCCAGCGAACCTGGGTCACCCTCTGTACCAGCCGAGTGCGGATAACGATCTTCTTCATCCAGCAGCACGATTCTGATCGGGCGACTTGCCAGCGATGCAGGGCTGTTTGCACCAGCCATGGTGACATGCCCACCGGGGAACTTCTTGTGCAGCAATGTATTGTTACTGGTGCGGCTGCGCGGGTCACCGAATAACTCTGCCAGCACGTCCGAATCACGAATCATCGGAGCGAGACGGTCTTTGCTCCATGTTTCTGCCATATCCAGTGTGGGCTGAATCAGCAGCATCGGCGATGGGTCTTGATGGATGAAATAACCGATTATGTTATTTAAAATCTCCGTTTTACCAATCTGCGAAGAGGTCATATAGACCACCTCGGTCACGCCAGCTTCATTTACCGCATCCATCATCCCCCTTTGATACGGTGCGCGATCTGTTACCCACCTTCCGGGTTCGCTGCTTGCCTCTGGGCTTAGTTTTCGATACTGATCCGCCCACTGGCTCACTCTCAATTCCGGTGGCGGTGTCCACGCTGTCGTCACCGTCTTCAAGACCTTCGGATATGTCTTCATCGTCCGTGTCATAACTAGCCAGCTCCGTTAACGCCTCCGCAATGGTGCGCTTTAAAAATTTCTCAATTTCATGTGTGTCTTTCAGATTCGAGATCTGATAGGCGGTCTTGGTGGGCAGGCCGAGCATCTTTGCCCGACATGCCATCACCATCGCCATCCAGTCCGATTCAACTCTCTCCACCGTCACCAGCTCGCCTGTGCGCTCGGCCAACTCAATCTCTGCCATATCTGCCTGCGCTTTTAACAATCGCGCTCGTTCCAGATGCGTATCTTGTGGGGCGACACCCTGACCAAATGCACGCTGCTGCAGATAATTGATGTAACTGCGAACTGAACCAATCAGCTCATATTGGTTCTTTTCCGGCTTCGGTATAATCCCATCCCGCGCCAGCTGCTGCACCCTTCGCTCAGATAATCCGAACAGCTTTGCAATCGTTGATACTGGATAGGATGTTGGCATGTTAACTCACTCATTTTATTCAACTTTTCTCCTCACAATTGACTTGATTAAGGTGTCGATTGAAGCATTCATGGGTGTGTCCAAAGGGCAAAACATTAATCAAACCAAGGAGTTAATCATGACTAAACCTACAAAAACAAAAGTTACCCAAAAGCCAGCCAGCAACGCGGTGCAACAGGATGCAACACCATGCGACACCGAGAAGCGCGAAACTAAACAATCGCTCATTATCGGCCAGCTCTCACGCGAGGAAGGAACAACCATCGCCCAGCTAATGGAAGTTACCGGATGGAAATCCCACTCTGTACGCGGACATCTTTCCAACCTACGCAAAAAGCGGGGGCTTCTGATTGAAACCTTCACTACCGAAGAGGGAAAACATGGTTACCGCATCCTGCAGGAGAAAGAAGAAAATCAAGGCGCAGAAGCAGCCTGACGCTTCTTTGTTACCGCAGCAAACGACTTCTTTTCACCGGCATGGGTTGCATCTAAGCCGGTGAACTCTTCCCAGCGCTTCACAATCACATCCACATAAATCGGGTCTAGCTCAATCAGCCGCGCTTGGCGTTTCAGCTTCTCACAGGCGATTAACGTTGTGCCTGAACCACCAAATGAATCCAGCACGATGTCACGGCTTTTGCTGCTATTCTCAATCGCATGACACACCAGCTCAACAGGCTTCATGGTCGGATGCAGATCATTGACCGTTGGTTTATCATGATGCCACAAATCGCTTTGATTGCGATCCCCGCACCAGAAATGATCATTACCTTCAGGCCAACCATAAAGAATCGGCTCATATTGGCGTTGATAATCGGAGCGTCCCATCGTGAAATGATTTTTGCCCCAGATGATAAAGGTTGACCATTTGCCGCCAGCCTCGGTAAAGGCAGAAAACAGCGTGTGCAATTCCGAAGAGGACATGCAAACATACATCGCGCCCTTGCATACGCCCACCATGTGGGTGCAGGCATCGAGCAAAAACTTATGAAATTCATCACCAAGATTATCATTCTTAATCTTTCGCGCTTTACCACGCAGATTATCTTTCATCGTTTGACCATAATCGACATTGTAGGGCGGATCGGTAAACACCATATCGGCCAGATCATCACCCATCAGCTTCTTCATGGTTTTTTCCTTGGTGCTATCGCCGCAGATCAAACGATGATCGCCCAGCAACCACACATCACCATCCTTGGAGACAGGAACTTCCGGGGCTTCAGGCACTTCGTCATCATCGGTCAAACCATCCATAGCAGCGCCATCAAGCAAATCTTCCAGCTCAATCGCATCAAACCCGGTGAGATCTAAATCAAAGCCCAGCTCCTTCAAATCCCCCAGCTCAATTGCCAGCAGCTCTTCGTCCCACTCCGAATCTTCGTGCGTGCGGTTGTCAGCCAGCCTGTACGCCTTTACCTGCGCCGCTGTGAGGCCAGTGGCAATATGTATGGGTATTTTCTTTAACCCCAACTGTTGCGCGGCCTGCAGGCGTGTGTGGCCTGCAATAATAACCAGCTCCTCATCCACCACAATGGGCTGACGGAAACCATATTCTTTGATGGATGCCGCCACTTTGACAATTGCTTTCTCATTCCGGCGTGGATTCCGCGCATACGGAATTACCCGGCCAATTTCTACCAGTTCTACTTTCATGTTCTTTCCTCTGATTAATTATGCGGGTTAGGAAACCCGCGTCTTTAGTCGGCGAAGCCGTTAGGCTCATCGCGCAGGACAGTAGTCCGTAGCGGGAGCGATTAAACAAAACTGATTCTGTGCATCCGGGCGTGCAAACGAAATGCTCGCAAATAGGTCATTTCGCTACATTGAACGCTAACCCTTTGATTTACAAAGATTCACACCCCACCCAAACGAAACGAAATGCAAAGTTTCATTCTGTGCCTAGTAAAAAGCCGCGCCCTCGGCGTACCCGTAAGGGGGTGGCCTCCGGAGTACCTTTTTAAATCACCCCGATTCGGAGCGTGTAGTTAGCGGTTTTTTAGCCTGTGAATATAGAAGGCAAGGTTGCGTGCGAACTCAATTGGAAATCGTTCACGTATCTTTGCCTGCATGATGGCATCGTTCTCACGCTGCCGAAACAACTGCATGATGCCGGGACCATACAACTGCTTGAGCGGTGTGCGTTTGCCGCTCTTGCGTTGGTAAACTGTTGTCTTGCTCGATCCGCTCCGGCGCGGTGCGATAAATGCTTTGCTGTAGGTGCGTGTCTTACCATACACCTTCACTTTGACCTGACCACGTTTACCACCCACCTGTTGGGTTGGCTTCTTGCTGCCCACCACAAACTCAATCAACTGTAGCGCACGATCACGCGCCACCAGCGTTGCCCACAAACGTTTGAAACTTGCCTTCTGCGTTTGGATGCGCCGCTTAACACCAGCCTGCCTGCTGTTCATCTGCGGGGCGATATGTCTAGCGCTGGCAACCTTGGCGCTCTCCGCCACCCGATTCAACGTCCGCACTGTTGCCTGTGGTGCAACCTTGGTTTCAAGCGCGTTTAAGCTCCGCCTCAATTTCTTGAGGTCGTGTTGTACTGTGATATCGAATGTCATGATTATTTAACTACCTGTAGGTACGATGGCCTTGTTTTCTTACCATCGGAAAGGCTTGACCCTTGAATTACGTTCATCAAGATAAGGCCAAAAACTAGCGATTCAATCTCACTAGAGTGAATATCTAAATCACGCGCTATTTGCTCTTTGTTTATACCATCTTCCCGTAGAGCTTTAAAAACCATCTCCCAAATTTTTGAACGCTCACGCTCAACACCTTCTGGCTCATTTTTGTGGTAACCCTTTTTAGACATTTCTATACATAACGTTCTATAATGCCAGTCAGTAAGAGTGCCTAGCTTATGCATTCTGTAGGCCAATGCGGCAAGAGATACGTCCCACTTCTTCTTTAACTTTATTAGAGAGGTAAGTGTTGCTAGATGTGATGAAACTGCAAGCACACCACCACGGGGCATTAAAAAAGCAGACGCAAATTGGTCAGCTTCTCGTTCAGCCTCTTGACCAACTGGTGCTCCATGTTTATGCAAAATCAAATGGCCAAGTTCATGTGCCGCATCAAACTTACTGCGTTCAGCTGATTTTAGGGTATTAAGAAAAACAAATGGGGTGTTGTCTTTCCATAAAGAGTAGGCATCAACCTCAACTGCATTTTCAGCTAAAGAAAATACGCGAATTCCTTTTGCTTCCAATAGATGAATAACATTACGAATCGGTAATTCACCAACTCCCCAATGTTGTCTTAGCATCATAGCTGCAGCTTCCGGGTCTTCACCTTTTTCCACCTCAATTAAATCAGATTTCGGTAGTGTAAAACGTTCTTCAATCCATTCATTAAACATAAAAGCAATTCCGCCAGCCATTAATGCAGTATCCCGTTTAGCGGCACTCATCTTTGACATTGCACGAAAACTTACCGCCTCTTGTTGTGGCACATCAACCTCATCAGCAGACAAGAAAAAAGAACGAGGGAATGTTAGCGCCAAGGACAGCTTCTGAATTGTTTCATCAGAGGGTGGCGCTTCATTATTTTCAAACATAGAAATTGAACGTGGTGTTAACCCCACCTTTGATGCGAGGCTTTTCTTAGTTAACCCACGTCTTTTTCTAGCAAATTCTAATCTTGAAGGGTTAAACATAGTCATCCCTAAGCTTTGCGTTTTAATATAATTTCCTGCTCTGGTGCAAATTCTTCAGTGTCTTTGACTAGATCATCAGGGTCAATGGTAATTTCTGGCAGAATAACCCTCTCGCCCCATGCTGCGATGTGACCGGAATCATCCATGCCAACAGGTAAAGATAACTCAGAACGAACAAAATGCCTTGGAGTATCATTAGCTTGGTCAATATGAACATACACTAGAAGCACCCAAGTTGATTTATCAGATTGACCAACAGAGGCTATCGGCAGAACGTGCGGAATGACATTTTCTGAAAAGAGATTAGCCTGTGCGCTGTTATTGCGAACAGCAGTTTTTGTTGTAGCCCCTTTGTTTGATTTGGTTTTAGGGGTGGCAAAAGAGTTACCTGTACCTTCATCGCCAGTTGCAACCATAATTGAGATGTTATTCTCTTCGTTTACTATTCGAGGGGAGTTTTTTATGTTCTTACTAACCCAGCCTTTGGGAATAAGAAATTCTCTGATAGCCCGTATGGATGCATTCCACCCAAGAAACCCCGGAGCCGTTGGTGCATCATTCGCAGTACAAGATGCTTGAGCTAAAAAATTAGCTTTTGCTGCCTCTTGCAGCTCTCCTACTTGCAAACCAAGTTCATCTAAAGTTGTGGTTACGTCCTGAATATCTTTGTGTATAATGATTTGCTGCAT